TTTGTACATGCCTATAAGATCATCATTAACTAGACCCTGTTCTGCAAGTGATTGGAACAAATCATCAAATTGGTCTTTTTCTGAATTTCTAAGTTTATATAGTTTCTCTTCTATATCATAAATCTTTTTTTGTCTTTCAAAGTATATTTTTAATTTTTCATTGATATATTTAAGATAGTCATCTTGTATCATCATGTATGCAGCTTCTTTTGCATATAATATACTTTGTTCTGCAGTTAATCTTACTACTTTCTCTCTAATCTCTGCTAAATCAAATCCTTGCTCTATTAATTTTCTATCTAAGTCCGATATTTCTAATCTCACTTTTAATGCAGTAGTTGAATCTTCTCCTGCATCAGGGATAAATGCTTCTCGTGTTTCTTCACTATAACCAGCTATCATTTTCATGATATCAGCATTTTCATAACCCATATCTCTTAGTTCATTGTATGTTTTCTCTACTTCTGGTCCCAAAGCCATTGCAGATTCGTACTTTTGTTGAGCCATCGTTAATTTTTGTTGTAAATCCATTATTCTTTCTTGCATTTCAACTGTATTTGCAGAAGCTTTCCATAATCTTGCTTGAGCATTTGCTGCTTCATTAGAACTAGATCCATATTGTATTATAGCTTCTGATAGTTCCATGGATGCATCAGCTTCATTTCTAGTTGCTTCTTCTACTTCTTGTTTTGTGTGTAGAAGTTCTCTTTCTGCATTGAAATACTCTTCAATTAATTGTATAGTTTCATCTACAGTATAATTATATCTTCTAGTTTCAGTCATTAAATCTCCTATTGCAGATATCATAAGCTGTGTTCCTCTAGATACTTTTTCTTCAGCTCTCCTAAGATTCTCTTCTGCTTCTACTAATTTTGTAACATCTCCTGCATATTCTTTAGTAACTTCATCTAGTTTAGTTTGTGCATCTTCTAATTCTTTCATTCCATCTTCATATTCTTTAGCAGCAAATTTAAGGTCACTATACTCATTACTTAAAAGATGAACTATGTATTTATATTCTATCATTTGTTCAGCTACATCCCATGTCATATTAGTTATAGCTGCAAATGATTCTCTAAAAGCTTCTTTCATACTTCCAGTGTATTCAGTTATATCATATTCTTTCATGACTCCTTCTATATCTGGGAATAGTTTAGCAATTCCAGCCATAGCAAAATCCCATGGCACTGTGATTCCTTCCCATATTTGACCCAATATATCTCCTTTATCTGATGCTTTTTGAAAGTCTAATATTGATTTTGCTACTTTCATACCCCAAACAGTCATTCCCTCATCGAATCCTGCTGCCACATCGGCATCTATGGTTTGTGCAGTTGCTATGACATCTGCTATCCCACCTTGAAAATCTTGGTCAATTTGAGTTAAACCTCTCCATTCAGGTACATCTCCTGCTTCTCTTGCTGAATAAAATGCATCTGTTATCATACTCATAGATTCTAAGAAAGTCTTACTTGATCTAGAATGTTCTAACATAGCTACTTCCCAAAGTTCCATTTGATTTATAGCGTCTGTGAGTCCCTCTGGATAGAATTCTCCTATTTTTAAGTCTGAAGTTACGTCTGCTAGACCTCCTAAAGCATCTATTGTATCAAATACACCTAATGAGCTAAGAGCTAAGAACGATATTGCGGCTGCAGCTGCTGCTGCACCAAATGTTAATATATTTAAAGGTGTTGCTGCTGACCAGAGTGAAGCTGCCCAACCTTGTGTTACTGGAATTGCAGCTCCTGTTACTGTTGAGAATCCTGCAGTTGCTCCACCTGCTGAAATAGTTAATGGTGTTAACATATTCATTAATCCTGCAGTAATACTTAATTGTTTATTACGTAATGCCTGTATTATAAGTCCTGCCTTTTGTAACAGTAGATATAATTTATAAGCTTTGGTTATTACAAACAATATTAACTTTAACTTTAGATACATACTTAATGACCTCAAAATTAACGGTAATAGTGAAAAGAATTTGTCTGTAAATGATACCAATGCTGGTATAACGTTAGATGTTATTACCTCAGTTATATGTTCCAATTGGGGTGCTAATTTATCTCCAAGTGTTATAAATGCCTCATTGATTGCATTAGACATACGTTGAAATGCTCCAAATAAGGTATTTTCTTGCATTGCTGCTACTCTTTGGGTTATACCTTCAGAGAGTAATAACATAGAGTTATATCGTGAAATCTCATCTACTGCATTAACTAAAACTGTTGCAGATGCTGCAGTTCTGGCTCTGAACATAGTTGCTGCTTCTGCTGCACCAAAACCAGCTGCTTTCAATTTATATAATATTTCAGTAAGAGAATATACTTCTGGGTTTAAATCTTCCATAGTGAGACCCATACCAGCTAGCATTTCTTTTGTATTTTCTGTAGGCTTTAACAATTTAGTTAAAACCATATTTAATCTCTGACCAGCTTGACTACCTTCCATACCAACGTCAGTTAATTGGATACCTGCTGCTATTGTTTCTTGTAGACTTAAGCCTAATTCTCCTGCTAATGGTGCTACATATTTCATGAACTCTTGCATCTTTTTGAAGGTCATGAAAGATGATGTAATTGCTGCTGTAAATGAGTCTACAACCACTTCAGTTTCAGATATATCCATTCTAAATGCTTTTAGAGCTGTTGCTGTTGCATATGTAGCATCTTTTAGTTCAGATTGAGTTGCAGCTGCATAATTTAATATAGGTACTAAGTCTTTTTTTGTCATATTTGCTATATCATAACCAGCACTTGCTAAATCATAATAAGCTTCTATTACTTGAGAGGCACTAAATATAGTTTCTTTTCCTAATTCTTTACTGATAGCCATTATGCCTTCTCTAACTCTTTCAAAAGAATATCCTAAATGTCCTGAGACTGTTGTTGCATTTGTAGCTGCTCTTTCAAATGTTTTGAAAGTTTCTATCATATCTTGGAAACCTTTTTTTACACCCATAACCATCTGTACACCAATACTGAAAGTAATATAGTGTATAATCTTCTTCATCATATTCTGTAGAGACAGCATATAAGCTAAAGAGTTCTGATTCATATTCTTAAATGATTTAGTTACTGTTGCAGTTCCTTTCTCTGCAGCTTTTCCAGTTTTAGCAAAGCTAGGATTTAAAACATTATTTAATCCTTGGCCTAACTGTTCAGCTGATACTTTAGCTTTTCCTCCATACATTGCAAAGTCATAGAATCCTTTATTAGTTTTAGCCATTCCTTTCAGTATACCAATCATTTGTTGGTTTAATCCTTGAGTGGCTTTTGGATCTATCATCATTCCTGCAGTTAGAGGTTTTATGCTGCTAAGTTTAGTGTTTACATGCTTTGCAAACTGAGTAACTGCCCCTTTAGCTAAACCTAATTGAGAATTGAATTGACTTATATTTGCGTGTAAATCTACACTTATAGTGCCTAATGTAGCCATTTTATCACTTTATTTATACATATTTACTTACTGTTCAACATCTACAATCTGTATTGCATCCCTTTGTACTATTCTTTTTGTACCGAATGAACTACCTAGATTATGCCATCCATACCATTCAACGACATATACTCCTAGAGGGTCGGTTTCTCCAGTAGCAAAGAAGAAATGATATTCTCCTGTACTGTCCCTTACTCCAGAGCCACCACTAATGAGATATGTTCCATCAGATTTAATTACATGAACATAGGCTACGCTACCTGATGGGTCTGTGAGGACATCACTAACTTTGAAGTCCACGTCAGAACGGATAGTATTTTTTCTTTCATATTTTGTAAGATTCATATTCATCCTCTTTTACATTTTAAACATATTTACATTAATTGGCAGCATCATGAGTTTGTGTTATTGTATATAGACTAGTATTTGTATTCGTAATACTATACAATGAACTCATGGTGTTTATTACTGTATCTATCCATACATAATTAAAAGTTATTAAATCTATATTATAATCAGATGATGTTATATCTTGGAGTAGTCTCACATCAAAATTATACTCAGAACTACCTACTAACTGTAGTATTGTATCTAGAACTACATATCTATACTTATAGTATTCTAAAACTGTGTCTAATAAATGAGATGTAGTTACATCTCCCTTTTCTATTATAGTATCTAAAGTATATTGTGACGTTCCTTCTGCTAGAGATAAGACTGTATCAGAGAGATAAGAATTCATTCCAATATACTGTAGCATAGTATCTATAATATATGTTGTAGTTACATCTACTCCAGAAAGAACCACATCTACCAAAAAGTTCTTTCTAATATTCTCATTTAATAATATTGTATCTACACTTAAATTTTTTGATTTATATATTTCTAATACTACATCTATTACAACAGACTCTTCTATATAGAGACGACTTAAGAGAGTATCTACTGGATTCTCTAAAGACCCTTCTAATTCTAATAACATATCCAATAGAGTTTGTTTTGGAATATTTATTTTCTTAGCTAGTATATCGATAAAGTAGTTAGTTGTTCCAGTGCTTGATAGTACTGTATCTATATCTAAACTATTTGATAAAGCTATTTTTAATAATATATCTAAATCTGATTCATTTATGTTTAATTTCTCTAATACAGTATCTATATTTATATCAGATTCCTTTATTAGTCTAATGCAAGTATCAATTACATAAGATTTTTCTATATTTAGAAACGATGTGAATGTATCTAAGGAGTAGCCCGTTTCTATATCTAGCTTCTTTAATAATATATCTATCTTATATGAATTTAAACCTTCACCAGAAGATAAATACACCTCTATAGCATAAGAGTTTTCTACATTCTGCTGTCTTAGTAAGGAATCCAAATAGTATTCTTTGGAGGTTATCTTGTTGAGTATTACATCTACGCTCATAGACTCTACATTAGTTCCTTTTAATAATGCATCTAAAATAAGACTCTTATATATCTCTCCACTAGACAAACAACAATCTAAGACGTAATCCACAGTAAGGTTATGCTTACGAAGTAAAGTATCAATTGTGTGGGTCTTATCCTCTATCCCTTTTAATATAGTATCTACATCCATATCTGTATCTACTGATAATTTATTTAAAAGAATATCAAACAGATATTCAGATGTTATATCTATTCTGGATAAGAAAGTATCTATATCATATTCAGAGGTGAGTTCTAGTTTTTTTATTAATACATCTATAAGATGAGATTTATATACATTTTCGTTCTTAAGGATTGTATCTAGTTTTAATGATTTATATACTTGATCGGATGTTATTATAGTATCTATAATATGTGAAGTTTCTACTTGAGTATGCTTTAATAGAGCATCTAAAGTGAATTCTTTTAGATTGTATTTTTCAATTACAACATCTATTATCTGTTGTGTAGTTATATCCTCTTGTTCTAAAAGTACATCTAAATCCAATTGTTTAAGTATCTGTTCATCGTGTAATAGAACATCTAGGACAATATTCTTATCTATACCAGTATTCTCTAACCATGTATCTATATTATAATCTTCAGTTATTTCTAATCTGTGTAAGATAGTATCTATTATATAAGAAGTTATATTATCAGGTTTTTTAAGTAAGGTATCTAATTCAAACATTTTATATATATTTTTAGATTTGAGTATAGTATCTAAGACATGATCCTTATCTAAACCTGTATTCTTTATAAATGTATCTAAATCTATTCCTAATTCATTTATCCTCTTTTCTAGAATAGTATCTAGTATATGAGGATTCTCTTTCAATTTACTTATGAAAGTATCTATTATAAGAGATTTATCTTCTCTTCCTTGCAGAAGAGTGTCTATTATTTGAGATACAGATACTCCTGATGTCAGTCTAGTATCTATATCATAAGTGGTTGATTGTAATATTTGTAATAGAGTATCTAAGCTTATATCTTTTGATTGTCTTAATCTGGTTAATATATCTAAGATATAATCGCTTTGCTCTCTAGATTCTAATAGAGTATCTATGATTAAGTCCTTATCTAAAGTCCCTAGTAATCTGGTATCTACTACTAAATCGTTTTGTCCTGCACTTTGTAAGAGTACATCTATATTGTAATCCTCAAACATAGTGTTGAACCATGATTCCCCGAATTGGGCTGTACCAAAAACTGCATCATAATTTGTCATCTATCAACTCACATGAACAAGGCACTTATAAGCAGAGCCATTCCAGATATAAACATTTGTAGCATCTGCATCATCTGGGTCTACTAACGCTGGATAAACATATTCACTTCCATTCCAAAGACAAAGTATATCATCAGCTCCTCTTGTATCTGATTTACCTACTACTATATATTTAGAGCCATCCCAAACTCTGAGACCACTATCTGTGTAACCTGCTGCTGGTGCCGTATATTTGTACATCAACACATCTGCATATTTTGGAAGATGTGACACAGCATCAAGTGTTGCAGTAACAGTATGAGTATGCGTAGCTGATGGTATTTGTGAAGGTACCGAGCCATAATAATCAACAGTTGCTGATGGTGCACTAGAAGCAGCACTGAGAGAATGAGTATGTGTTGAAGCACCACCAGTTGAACCATAACCATCTGCTGGTTTTATGAATTTCTGATAAAAATCATCTCCGTCACCAGATACAATAGCCCAATTCGCACCTGGGTCATCGTCAAACATTGCTATCATCCCATCTTTAAGTGATGACTGACTATCATTTTTATATAGATATGCAGTTATGTATGGTGGTTCACAGTCAACAGATGGATTACCAGAATTTTGGCTAAAAGAATGAGTATGGTCAGGATGCGGTCCTGTTGCTTCTTCTTCCTCTCCTCCATTTGTTGTTCCATCAGTATCAAGTGTTCCCGTTATTGTATGAGTATGTGTAAGAGAACCACCTGTTCCTGCTGTACCACCCGTTGTACCCTTTATATATTTACCGTCTTGAGAACTATAACGTGTCCAGCCAGAAGCCACAGTCTCATCAAAGATAGCAATGACATCTGCTTCAAGCGTACTTGGAACACCTGTATATTTTATTACCTTCAATTGACGATACGGAGGATCATTTGATTTATTATCATCAGCGAAACTTGAAAGAGTATGAGTATGAGTAGTATAACTACGAGTATGTTGAACATCTTTACCAAGGGAAGTAATGAGGTTGTGTGATGTGGTGTTGACACAGGTAAGAGATGATAAATCATGGTTGTGTTGTGTTGCAGAACCTGCTGACAGATTCCATGAAGATGAACCACGAATATATGTATCATTAAAGTTTGCATCAACAGACCAACCAGTTGGTGTTGAGTCTGTCGGGTCTAAAAACAAATATGTATTAGTCATAATTACTCTATCTTATTACATAACTCACTTTTTAATTTTTCTAGTTCAACCGACATAAAACCAATAAATTCGTATACATTGAAATTTTTATCCCATATCATTTGTATAGAATCATCAGTCTTTATTATCTTTATTTCCCAGTCACTCATGGATTAACCTCCTTAAATACGTCAATATTATCCATATCAGACAGTTCTTTTGTTAAACCAGTTTCTTCACGAACAGCAGAGATGAATCTTTTAACAAAAGAACCTTCTTCGGTACATCTAATATCATACTTTGAAATAGGACAATTATCACATTCCTCTGACGTTATCACCTTTGTTGACAACATATTAGAAAAAGTGCAACAAGCACTACAATAATGTACACTTCTCGCCAATATAACAAGATATTCACCACATCTTATTAAATCTTGTTCACCATCAGTTTTTGCAATAATGTCGTTTTCATCATTATTGAATCTATCACTATCTATTTTTTTAAAATATTTATCTGAGAAAGCAACTGCTTCACTTGCAATTGCAGTAGATTTAACCAAACCTAACTTTTTGCAATAATCTAATATTAAATCCCATTTACTCATATTATCACTTAGCTCCCAGATATCCACATTAAACCAAGAGGTGGACTATCACCACCAGGCCATGAACCTCCACTACCAGTGAAGTGAGGCAATATAATACCAGATGGATGTAACTGTAATCCAGCTCCACCCCCACTAATTCTATGACCAGTACCAAAGTTCCAATCTCCTGTTAAAGCAACAGTACCGTCCTTTTCTAAGAATGCATCATTGTTAAACTGAGATAATTTTATTTCATCAATCTGTTTTCTCTTTTGTGAGCCAGCATCAAGATAAACCATTTCATCTGCAGAGCCAACTATATCTCCTGTACCATCAGTAAGTTCTGATAAATCTACACTAACTGTATCTGCAGCTACATCTATTAATGCTCCTGGACCAACTGCAAATGTTCTATTAGCTGCAATAGTTCCACCGCCTGTTAAACCATTTCCTGCTGTAAGAGTGACTGTACTATGATCTATATGTTCATTAGCCACAAATCCACTAAGACTATCATGTACTATCTCTCCATCATTAGTTGATACTGTATCTGCGGCCACAGTAATTCCTGTACCTTCTCCTACAGCAAACGTCCTACCAGTAGTAATATCACCACCACCAGTGAGTCCATTTCCTGCTGTAAGTGTCAATGTATGGTTTATATGTTCATTTGCTACAAAGTTTGTTGTAGCATCGTGGTCTACATCAGCACTAGTATAAAAAGCATTTTGTCCAGATAGATATGCTTGATAATACTGAGTACCAGAAGCTAATGCCACTTGTCTTATTGTTCCAGTTGTAACTGTACCTACTGTAGTAATATCTCCTTGTGCATAATGTATAGTAGAATCAGCTTCATGAGCCTGGAAATTACCAGATAAAGCCGCTCCAACTGAGCTTGGATAATAATCGTCATTTAAATCAGTCTTTGCTGCAGTAGAAACATCACTCCAAACTACTTGATGAGGATTACTTGTATTTCCAATATGACTATTTAGTGTACCTGATACTCCATATCCCATAGTAGATGGATAAAATAAGCTACTTGCATTAGAACTAAAATCATATGCCTCATCATATTTACTCGAAGATACTAAATATAAAGTTGTTGCGTCACCATCATGCCAAAGATTTGAGCCTAAACTATCAGCAAGTCCTGATGCTAATGTGACTTGTGAGGAAGTATCGGACCCTGCTACTCCAGATGGAGCATATACATTATCAAGTTCTGTATAAGCTGCAGAAGATACATCTCCCCATACAACTGAGTGAGGATTATTGGTATCTGCAACATGACTATTAAGAGTGCCTGAAATACCATTACCTAATGAAGATGGATAATATAAATCAGCATGAGTATGACTTCCAGACGCAACAGTAGACCAATCTACTGAGATTGTGGCATCACCACTAGCTTTAAATTCAAAATTAGATATACCATCTCCATCTTGTATAGTTCCCCATGTAACATCAGGCTCATATACACCTTCATGTAAGTGATTGCTAGATGCTACAGTACTAAAATCTATAGATATTGTAGGAGAGCCAGTACCACTAGCTTTAAAATCAACTGAATTAATTCCAGTACCATCACCAACTGCTACCCAAGATACACTTGGTTCTGCTCCAACTTGAACTGCAGTTACATCATGAGGATTGTCTGTTGAAGAACTATGTTGATATGCTTGATAGTATTGAGTTCCTGAAGCTAAGACTGTTTGTGGTACATTATTTAAACCTAAAGTTTGAGCTGCTGCATCATGGAATAATCCTACACCATCTATCTCTAATCCATCTGATAATGTAACTTGACTTGAAGTGTCTCCAGATACTCCTGAAGGTGCATAGACTTGGTCTAACCAAGTTCTGAATTGTGAAGAAGGATAGTGGATGTCGGTATTTCCAGAGTGCCCGATATAGCTACCGCTAATCCAATATGTCTGACCAGAGATGTCTTCTACATAATCAACAAAATCATTCCAATCAGAGGCATTGATTACATCTTCTATATTTTTAGTGTCATTAAACGCCATTAAATCAACCTTTTTAAATCTAACCTAAATTAATTACATAAAAACATAAAGTCACTCATATTTATTATATCAAGCGATGTTGTTTCGTTAAAAAAGCTTTATCGTTGTGCATTGATTTTTATGATGTAATGACTCCTATAGTATTGTACAATTTCCATTCTCTTTGATTTTGAGGATTGTTTTTATATTAGTACCTTGGATTGTAGATTGTTTACCAATATAATATTCAATCCATCTTCTTTCTCTAGAGAGAGAACCAGATGTTAATACTATTCTTTCTAGATAACCATTAAGTCTCCCACAATCTTGACACATCCCATAATCAGCTTCATTGTAGGTATTGAATATTTTACCACAATTCCTACATTTGAAATAATCATGTGATCCACAGTGTGGACATATAGGACAAGTCTCTGCCCTTTTTATACCTAATTTTAAGTCTTTTTCTTTGAGAACATGTCTTAGTATTCCATCATAGTGGAATTCTTTATTGCATGTTCTACATCTATGAAATGCTTCTTGACTTATAAATACATCTCTATAGTAGATTACTCTCTCATAATCCTTTAATTTTATTTCATATGTTGGAAGGAACTCTAAAGATACAACCGAGTTATTTCCTGATTTATTTATTATGTCTGCTTGTTCCTTCTTAATATGGTATAAGCCAAATTTTATTAATCTATCTTTATCTATATCTAGAAAAGAATTCTCTTTTCCAGTTTTTGTATCAAACTGAGGATAACCAGTTCCATCATTATAATGTGCTATCCACTGATACACAAGTGGTCTTGACTTTGACATAGTAATCTCCTGGGGTTTGTATACCTCTACACCAATTCCATTTTATTGGAGTTTCTACAGTAAAATAAAAACATAAATTATTACTTTAAGTAGCTTTGAGTTTCATTTAGCTCTTTAATCTTAAGTATAATACTTTTCTCCTTATTTGTCATTTTATTAGTGTAATGTCCATCGATTACACCGTCTACTCTTTTACCTAAGATATCTATCATAGTATCCGCTACTTCACACTTTATTTTCATGTATGGCCTTACATTTTTTAAAAACCATAACATTTCAGATAATTTTGTTAAATTCCATGCATAAACTCCATCAGATGTTTGATTATATATTTTTCCTCCAAAGTTGTTCTGTAGCCATTTTAACATACTCATAGACTTATTAGCTACTCCAATCTTAAATGCAGGATTAGAATAACCTGTATCTTTTCTTATTATGAGATTAGCATACATCCAACCTTCTCCATCTAATATCGCTGCTGCGTAAGCTTTATCAGCTACACTATAGTTGCTCTTCACCATATAATCACCATATATAGTTTAATAAAATTTATTACATACAATCATGCTAATAATTAGCACTATACTTCGCTATAGACAAACGTAGCTGTCTTATCGTCTTTGTCTCCTTGTGTTGCACCAGAGCCTACTAATACTTGTGTAACTAAAAAGTCACTTCTTCCAGTAGCTGCTGCTACAACTTGACCAGATTGTACCATCAATGCATTTGCTAAGCTATCATAGTCTTTTGTAGATGTAGCTCCACCTGATAAAGCACTTGCACAAGCACTATAATATGTGTGGTTACTTGAGATATAATCTCCAAAAGAACCTGTAGTTCCTGTTGCTTGATCATAGCTTGCATTTGGACATCCTTGTGATAGAGTCTTAGCATCTGATACACTAGCTGAGGATACTCCTACCATTAAATCTCCACTACCACCTAACAACCAATCATCATTCATATTACTAGATGTCATGGTAAGATACCATCTTAAGTCTTTGATATATGCAGTTGGTGCTACGGTTACGTTGATACAATGAGATACCCAAAATGAACCACTTATACCAGCATTTTCAGTTGGTATAGGTATTGGGTTTGTAGTTGCTCCTGATGCTGAAGAATCTGCAGTATAATATCTAGTCTTTGCTGTAGTACTCTTTACTGTATAGTCTGGAGATGCTCCAGTTGCCTGTTCGATTTGAACTGTTGCTGCCATTTTTTTATCCCTTTTAAATTATTACATTAGTTAAATAAATAAATAACTTACATTTGGTTAGTGTCTTCTACCCTTCCTACCAATCTTTGCCTTTTTTTTGGCATCTTTATATGCCTTTTCCTTTTCTTTTGCTTCATGAACCATGTATTGTTCTAGAAAACCTATTCCAACTGGGTCAGAACTTCTTAATCTACCTAATTGCTTAGGAGTTACTCTTAAGAGTTCACACATCTTGTATTCTATATAACCAAATCCACTTTTAACGAAATTTCTCTAGTTCATCAGCCGTGACGAACCCACGCTGAGTTTCTTTAATAAGCTCAGTTATGAAACTTTGAAGTGCACCAAAAGATACCTTCTTTTTCCAAAACATCTTATCTAGAGTCTTATCTACGGACAGTTCAGCTGCTAATTCTGGTAGTTTGTCATAGATATCAACCATCCTCGATAATGAGTCTGGGTCTGTTCTACCTTCATAGATAGCTGATTCTGCAGATAATCTCATGATAGTCATCATTTCTTCTTGAGTTGGTCTTTTAGCTTCTACAGCCCTTTTTGTTTTGCTAGAAGATTGGAAAGCTACTACTAATAAATCTTCTTCATAGTCTCTTTCTATCTTTTCTCTTGTATCTAGCATTTTGGCTGCATTTTGAACTTTGGTATCTTTTTCTTTCTTGATTTTGCTCTTTAATTCCTCTAGCTGTTTCTTTTGTTTCTCTTCATCGGTTTCTTTGGGTTTTTCTTCTTTTTTCTCTTGTTCTTTAGTATCTTCTTTCTTTTGTTCATCGGGCACTTGTATCACCTCCTAAGTTTTTTTTTGCCCAAGTCAATTACATTCTCCAAGACTAAGCTTATGCAAAGTCTTTGATCTTTGTTCCGCCACCACCTAAAAGTTCAACTGAAGATATCTTATATGGATATAATGCTGTCCAATCCATACTTCCTTCTGTAATAGTATCTGCATCTCCAATTGAGAAATCAAAGCTTGTTACTTGTGCACTCTTTATATAGAAATGCAAAGAATTTGCTCCTGCATTACCAGAGACCTTAATTGGATCACCATTTATCATAGCTGAAAGTAATACACCTAGACCACTTGTAGTTAATCTACAACCTGTGAATGAACCTTCAACAGATTGAGAACCTGCTAGGAAATAATTACCTGTTTCTCCAAGTAATTCCTGTTCTGCTACACCTTTGCTGATAGTAATAGTGAAGTCAGATAATGCAAATGAGCTGTGTGCAGTACCTGATAACCAAATACTTGCATCGTCACCTTTATATGTTACTGGGTCTGTCATTTTTCATCACCTAAGCTTTTATACTTCCAGCAGAATAGGTAGCATCATATGGATTTAATACTTGGAAATCTATGCTTGCTTCAGTAATTGTATCTGCATCACCTATAGATACTTCATAACTAGTGACTTGACAAGACTTGAAATAGAATGTCAAACCTCCAGTTGAACCTACAGCTCCAGATACTCTGAAATAAGCTTGGTCTCCTGTACCATCTACGACATTTAGTAATGCGTCTGCATTTCCGCTTGCAGCAAATCTACATTGTGTCAATGATCCTTCAATTGATAAAGCACCTTGGTCAAAAAAGTTTCCTGGTTGACCTATGAGTTCTTGTTCTACAGATCCTCTATCGAATGTTAAAGAGAAATCTGAAATAGCCCAAGTGTTTACACCTTTTGTTGGATCTGAACCACCTGCTGCGGTAGCTCCTATATATAGAGTTGCACTTTTTCCAGTTACAGTTGCTGCCATTTTACCAATCCTACATTAATTATACATTTCTTTAATACATACATCAATCATCATGAAATCTGTTAAGAGTATAAGTCTGAACCTTTCTATGGACTTCTATATCATCATTATACATATCCATATCAGATTCTTTCCTACATCCTCCAGATATCATAACTGGAACTACAGCATCAGCAATATCTAATACATTTGCTCTACTTGTTTGTGAGAATATATCTAATTGAAGTGTTACAGTTTCTAATCTTACTTTTGAACCAGCAGCTGTTTGATTATATCCAATATATCCTACATCAGTGCCGCCAGTCTGTTGAATTATTATACAAGGAAATTCATCAGCTTGTTGACTCCATCCTACTCTTATGTTACCAGTATCTACTAGAGAAGTTACATCGCTGGAACTAATTAAGTATCCTCTTATATCTTTTGTTACGTCATAAGACATGTCATCACTTTAAACTGTTTTTAACTTTTAAACATTCATTGTTTATTATTGAACGCATGCTTGTTCCAGGAGATTTAGTAAATGTTATACTTTGCATTGCATTCTGTAAATAATGATACCCAGGTTGTACTCTAAATGTTGGAGCTAATATTACTCCTCCACCTTGACTAGCACCTATAGGCCAAACTTTATGCCCATATGCAGATGCTGGTACTCCTTGAGTAGATAAACCACCAAATTCAACTACTGCTGCATGAGGTGAATCATATTGAAGAGTTATAGTTGATCCATCTCCTTCACTTGCTGGTTGGGATATAAACTTTGAATCTTCTATTGGTTGTTGATTTGAATGCCCCCATGCTATCCCTGTATAACCATGACCTATCTTTTTATTTAAATTTTCCATAGCTAATTGATTTAAGTTATTTGCAGATTTAGTTAAACCTCTTTTAACTGCATTACTATTTCTTATAATCCATTTATTTATATTGGCATTTACTTTCTTTTGACCTTTTAATTTAAATGTTATCATAACATCACCAGATATGCTGTTTTATGATGACCAGATGAATCTATGATTACTTCCTTTACTCTATAGTCATGATTTCCATCACTAACTTTCATTCCTCTAGTTATAGTATTACTAGACTTACAGAAGCATTTATATCTTACGTCATTATAATCTCCAGGTAATTGAGTTACTTCCTCAGCTTTTATTGGACTATATCTACAATCATATGCAGTTGTTCCTTGAGTGTATGTTACAGTCCACTCACCTAGATCATTCTGAGATGATGCTTCAGAGTTCAAATATACACTATGTATTAGTAATGAATCATAACTCATTTAAGCCACCTTCTATCATTATCTCTATGGACTTCGTAATGACATTGAGAACATAAAGGTACTAGATTACCTGTATCATGAGTTCCACCTCTACCTATAGGTCTTATATGATGGAGGTGGAGATTACCTCTTGAGTACCTTCCACATCTTTGACATCTATATCCACATTTATTAAAGATGGCCCATCTAATCTTATTCCAATTGTCTGGATATGAGGGACCTGGATGATAAGTCATTTTAATCGTTAGCTTTATATATTGTCCATTTCTTTTGGGATCTAGCATCTAATATCTCTAGAGCCATTCTTTCCCATGTTTTAGATATAACAAATGGAGATGACTGAACATCTGTACTTCTGGAAATTGGTTGAGCCATTACATATCTATAATCACCAAGTTGTTCTTCAGATAAAGTATAATATTTTCTGGCTAGAGATGGGCTTTGTATGATTTTAGCTGCTATTAATAATAATGCAGGTATTCTTGCATCAGATGCATTTGTTAAACCATATACTGCATTGATATAATCTTCCACAGATTCTATTTTAATAAGAATCTCTGCTTTAGTTATATCGTCATAATCTAAAGGAGGTGTGAAAAAATTGCGGATATCCTTCTCCGTTACTATAGACGGTACATAATCTGTCATTTAATCTCCTCTTAATATATTATCTATGTTTATACCATATAAATCCATTATTAGTTCATTACATTTTTCCCTATGATTATTACCATAGTTCAATCGGTGTAATTTCCTTGGAATAGGAATAGTTATTAAATTATTTATGTGATGATAATCCATATCAATATCATTTGGAAATGGATTTGCAAATAGAGGTTCAAATTTTAAATTTCTCTTCCTCTTTGCATTAGCTTTTCTATGAGCTAATTTACCTTTTTCAGTAGATAAATATCTCTTATCAGATTCTCTTTTATTCATTTTACACCATTCCTTAAAATATTTTTCTCTTTCTTCTTTATGTTCTTCTTGATATTTTTTCACATTAGCTATAATTTTGTTCCTATTTTCATAGTAATATTGTCTAGATTTTTCTTTTAATTTATCTTTATTCTCTAGATAATATTTTCTTTTATTTTTCTTAGCATCTTCTGGATTTTTATAAGGCATACTATTAATCTCCTACTGCTTTATCAGATCTTATATCAATCTTTTGTTTACTTCTAATTGAAGGATCTTCTGGAAAAGGATATTGCCATATTTGGTAAGTTTTATCATAGGTACTTCTACCACCTTCTGAGCCAGTTATTTCATAATATGTAATATCTGAATCTGGATATTTAGATATATCTTCTAATCTTTTATTCCTATCTTCTTCATACTTCTTACTAAGTATAAGTTGATCTCCTTTTCCGTGTAACATTTTATAACCTATTATTTATTAACATCAAACTTCTCTAGAAGTTCTCTACAGATCTCTTTTAATTCTAACATGGAGGTATTGCTATTTTCTGCATCTACCTCCCATTTTAATCCGTCTGTGAGGATTATTATCTTTCTCCATTTAGTCTTATCTAGCTGTGTATCACCCATGTATTACACCTATATTATACAGTTAGAGCTAAATACTGGTATATAGCCTGCTACTGAACCTACAGACCATTTTAGATAACCAACTGCATTACTTGATGCAAGACTTTTCCATTTGGTTGCAGCATAACTTCCTGATGTTGCTGCATTGTTTGTACTTTTAAGTGTAGTTGTCGATGTTAAATCAATTGTTGGAGCAGCTACTTTGAACGTAGTGTCAGCGACTACATCTAATTGTCCGTCTGCGGATGAATAGATATAGAGACCGTCATCACGCCAATATTGCTTATTGGTTATGGTCAGTATCGGTAATTTACTTCCTGGCATATTCCAACCTCTTTTTATAATTAAACATTAATACATACATAATAAAAAGAAAAAAGAGATAATGAATATCTCTTCTCTAATTTTACTTATGGTAGATTTTACATGCTGAAGTCTCGTTTATGACTCCATATCCGAATCTCATTGTACATGAGATACCGACTAGGTCATGTATTGGGTCTTCATATTGCTCTACTGCAAGATCTCGTCTCATTCCTAGCATACCAAGATCATTCTTTGAGAAGACTAATGCAGTTACATCTGAAGCTGCAGTTGTATCGTCCCATGTTGGGGAGGCTGCATCTGTAGCAGTACAGGTGTATGGTGTCAATCCCATTAATTTAGGAACTGTTCCTGCTGTTAATGAGTTTGATTGACCTGCATAAGATACGTAAGCAAGATTTGAATCTTGTAATAAGTATCCTTCTGCTGTTGGGTGAGTTACGAGTGTATCAGGGAGATAGTTTTGTTTCTTAACTTTAGCTGCTGCTTGTGCAATATCAGATACTGCAATATGTGAGCCTGCTGGATTAAGAGTGCTTGTAGTGACACCTGCTAAGATTGCTGCAAGGACTACTCGGTTTAAACCGTTTTCTAATCTAGCACCTGCTTTCTTAAGTTCCAATTCGACTACGTCAAATAGAGAATCCTCTATTAATTCATTAGTAATTAATGGACGTGTACCATATTTATCTATGGTAATGTCTGTTTTGGAATAAGTTTGGGTATCTAGAGTAATTGCTTGTCCTTCTGCAACTTTTTCAGCGTATGTTCCAGTCTCTCCAGTTACAATTCTTAAGGAGTAGGAATCTACATTAACTATAGGATTAACCTCTCTCATACATTTAAAGGGTTCAGCACCTTCAACTACTGTTTTATATACTTCTTCCTGCACTAATGTTGAATCGCTTATTGCTGTTGCCTCTGATTGTAAAAGAGTGTGTAGTTCTTTCCCTACATCGTTCTCAAACCCTTTTGAGCCTAGCATCTTTTTCTTGTCTGCTGTTCCTGCATGACCATATTTTAAGAGTGCGGTTAACTTACTCATAATGACACTTTTCCTTTTCTATTATTAAACATTTAAACAAACATATAACATATTTATTCTACTATTAAGAGATTACATTAATAGAACTCTTACGACACTAGTTGTACCATCAGCATCTTCCAAAGCTACTCCAATCTTGTTAGCTGCAGTTCCAGCATTGTAAACTTTACCTTCAGAACCACAGAAAACATCATCTGCAGATGAAACTGTTCCACTAGCTACGACTCTTACTATTGTACCTGGGCCTGCTAAAGCTATCTTTTCTCCATCTGTCTTTTTATAGACAGCTACTCCGATAAACTTATCTACGTCTTCTGTTGCAGCAATTGCCTGTAATGTGCCAACTGCCATGCAACATTGACCTTCGTTGATAGTACCTGACGCAGTAAAACCTAGCATATCAGGTCGGCCTTGATACATAATATCGTCTGTTGGTGCGGTATAAGTCATTTTATTCACTTTCCTTATATTATAACATTGTTAAGTACATCTAACATTAACGATGATATACCATTCCTCTATGAATAACAATATCACTTTCTACTTGAATATTATCATCCTTGGCTTGAACAGTTTTTGGCTCTGCTTTCTCCTTTCTAGCTTTGGTAATTATCTCAATTTTCTTTGATAAAGAATTTATAATATCGTCTCTAGCTTTTAATTCAGATTTGAAGTCTTCACCTTTTGTATATTCATTGAGTTTTTCTAAGATAGAATCTATAGATTTTTTGATTTCATCAAAATCACTTTTAGGTTCTTCTTTTACTTCTGTAGGTGTTTCTTCTTCTTTGGTTTTCTCTTCTACAGTTTCCTCTGGTTTTGGTTTGTCTTCTGACCATTCATCTGATTCTGGAGGTACTTCATCTTCGTAGTCCTCTGGAGGAGCTTCGTCATCCTCATCTTCTGGAGGGACATCCTCTTTTTCCTCAGTGTCTGGTATTAGAGCTGAAATTATATTAGATAATTCCTCTATCTTGCTATCGATGTCATTGAGTCTCTCTGTGACAGATTTCTCTTCTACCTCTGGTTCTGGCGTATCTTCTTTTTCTTCAGTTACTGTTTCAGATTCCTTTACAGGTTCTGGCTCAGGTTCTGATTTTGTTTCTTCGACTGGTTCTGGTGTTTCTTTAGTTTCTTTGTCTTCAGATTTTTCTTTAATCTCTTCATCTTTTATGTCTTCTGATTTGGTCTCGACTTTTTTCTTAGCCATATTTTCACCAATGTTTGTATTATTACATTTTGACATACAATCCTTCGGATAAAGGCTGTTAAACTCAGATTTTGTTATGACTTTAAAGCCCGACTCCTTGTTTACTGGAGACTCACATATAGATACTTCAAATATATTTATCCGATCTAGTACAGTTACACATCTTTCTTCATTACATTCGTCATGGTCTTCTAATACTTCACATCCTATAGAAAATCCTTTAATATTATCATCTAAAATTTGTTGCCATATTTCTGTGGCTATCTTCAAATCATTTCTTAATTGACAGACTATAAATAGTCCCTTATCATCAACATGGGTCTTTAATTCTTTATATTCAGATATTATCTTACCTATCTGGATATTTCCATGCATAATCATTAAATTAGAGTAATGAGGATCACTTAATAAACTTTTTATTCCCTCTTGTAATGTTTCTACTGGAATGAATTGTTCTGAATCATCTACTATAGTTACATTTGCATATCCAGCAATTATCTTATCTCCATCGGGTTCATCAGCTTTATTTATTATTTCTATATTACCTCTTAACTTAAAAGGTATCTTATGCTCTTCTACTTTTTCTTCTTTAGATTGCATTAATTGATATACTTGACCATTGTATATTAATGCTTCTCTTATTTCTTTAAATGACATTATGACATCAATCCATTTAATATTACAGTAGTTAGTAAGGTTACTAAGATAGATACTGTACCAGCTAAAGTAGCTAGTTTTATTTGGGTATTAGTTAATCTTCTATTAACTTTATCTATCTTTTCTTCCATTCTATTAAATTGTTTTTTGAGACCTTTTATCTCTGTGTTCATATCCTCAAGAGCTCTGAGAGTATAACCTCTCCACTCAGCTTGCTTCATGTCCCAATTATCAAACTCATTCACCATTCTTATCACTCAATATTGCAAGTACTCCTGAAACACCGTCAAATACTAAAGGGATACAAATCATTTTATAAGTTATTCCTGTGACAAAACTTTTGTAATCAATTGTGTGGACTTCTTTTGTATCCATAGCTAATTGAACTGGACACTTACTACAATCCATTGCAATTGGTTTACAGAACTCTGAATCTCTTATAGATTTTCCTATATATTTTTCTCCATCAAAACCTACTTTTTTAAATCTTTCTTTGCAGCTTTTATTTTGAAAGAGAAGAATAT